AATCCACTCAATTTTCTTTCTTCCTACTAAAACATTTACTACAGACTCTTTATTCTCTTTCATAATAGTCCACCTCTTACTTTTTTCTTTCTTTCTTTATAAACTGTTAGCTTCTCATTCATATATTCGCTTCTATTCAATATATATGTTCCTTTCAACATTCTCCTCTCTGGTGCCTTATACTCAGCCTTTGCAACTAGTCTTGCTATCCCTTCCCAATCAATGGGCGGGTAGCCATAGTTCGTCATACCTGCGACCCACGTCGACGCCTTGTTAGATGGCTTCGAAATGATTATCGTCGGGCATATTCTGACCTCGAATATCCGCTTTAATAACTGTACGAAATACACATCCTCGCTCAGACCTTTTCTTGGGTCACAAGTTTCATTGATGAATACCTCCATACCATAGACTTTTCTAAAATTCTTCATAAACAAGCCGTGCATCCAATCTGACTCTTTTTTCATTGCTTTTGTCAGCTTAACATTCTCTAAATGGTCTGGAGCTCTTCTAGCAATAATCCTTGCTTCGGAAATGTAAATTCCTAATGACGATAATATCACATCCACCTCAATGCTACCACTTTTAATAGCATCTACCACTGTTCTAAAATCGTTTAGCGTTGTTTTCGTAACCTTAGCATTAGCATCTAACCATACTGCCCAATCGTAATCACTAGCATAAAACCATTCTAATAGCTGATTTCGTCCTTTTACAAAACCTTGCCGTTCGGCGTGTCTATTGATATACTTTATCTTTTCATTCGACCTATAATCATACTCTTCAAACTCTTGGGCATTTATAGCAATCAAGTCTACATCATAGTGCTCTAAAGCGTAGTCTAAAGCCTCATTATTCGCTTTTCTATTATTCTCTAACATCAAGCAAGGCATTAACATTACTATTTTCATCGCTTATTCTCCTTTCTAAGCAAGTATCGTCTCTCCTCCACATCTCTCATCAACTGCCTTACTTTCTTACCATAGCGCCGCGGTCGAGCAAACTTTATATCTTCATCATCAAGCTTGTAAATACGCTCGACCTTGAATTCTTTTGACTGACGACGAAGCCGATAACGATACTTGTCGAATTCCAAGTTCCTTGTTCTCTCATTAAAAGTCAGACCATACATCTTCGCTAGCCCTCGCTCAAGTGCGTTGGCCTCTAGCTCGAATATCCACTTCTGCGATGACTTATTCTGCTCTATTGTGCCTTTATCTGCACTGTCCCACTTATAAATTATTTCTGGGCAAGTATTTATAATCTTCCCTGCCTTGATATTGTCTAACAAGAATGCTATGTCTTCTCTTATCTTCAGCTCTCGGTAGTTCTCTATAAATCTAATTGACTTTTTGCCAGCTTGTCGCGAGTTTCTAATCAAGAAGGCTCCTGTCGACGTATTCATTGAGCACTGCCCAATAAAATACAAGTAGTTCTTTACATCTAAATTATCTAATATAGGTCTGAATCCTGACATACGCGGGTCGAAAAACGTAACTATATCAACATTTCGTAGCGCCTCATTATGCTTGAATTCTTTTACCAACTTACTAAATCCGTAGTAATCATAAAACATAATATCGTCGTCCATTAACCACAAAAACGGTTCCTCTGAAGCCTCAAACTTATCTAAAATGATATTTCTTGCTTTAGCTGCTCCAAGTGCCTCAGCTTCGATTATCTCAAAGCCTTCATACATCTTTAGCTCTTCTGGCGTAAAGTTCTGAGCTACAACTACTTTTATATCTTCGTGTCTAAACAACTTTCTGTTATTCTCTAGCGCTCTCTTAATCATAGCTATTCTGGTAGCTCTTAAAGCTGGTTCGTTTGGCAAATAAGATATTACACCTAACATCGCGCTACCTCCTATTGTTTCTTACTGCCTTATACAGCTCTATTTTTCTTCAAACAATTTATGTACTGCAGCTGCCGCTGTGTTGATGTCGTAATCATCATACCCTGCCGGCTCGTATCTCGCTTCGTTGTTTGAAATATAATCCTCTACCTCGTCTTTAGCTAATTTCCATAACTTTTTAGCTTTCTTTTTTGCTATCAACTCTTCCGGTGTCCACATTGCTGCAATCGCTTTTGTGTCCACGATGATGAGCCCTACTTCAACATACCCTAAATTACTCATCTTCTTTCTCCTCTAACTAGTCCGTCCCTACCAATCGATTGCTTGTCCGCAATTATCGCAATGTTTTTGCCATATACTATGAAGTAATCTTTTACAAACAGGACATTCAGGGAACTTGCCACCATAGTTCGGTTTCATAGGCTCGTTGCGTTTAAGTGCTTCTTCTATTTGCGAAAAATATCCATTACTATCTTTATAACTTTTGATAAGCAATTCTTTAACTTCATCTCTTAAATCCCTTGGAACATAATCTATTCTGGTTAAGTATTCAACTAAATTACGCAGTTTTTGTAGTGCTTCTAATCCTTTATTCATTGTCGTCCTCCTTTTCCTTTTCGATTTCATCTAAGCGTTCTTCAACCCATTCTCTAACCGCTCTAATGATTTCATCCATCGCATAACCTTTAATTATCAAGTCATCAGCTTCTTTGATTCTGAATAGTTCTTTAATCAACGAAAATGGGCGGTTTGCTTCATATGCGTTTATTATTTCGGCTCTATTATATGTTGTTAAATACCGAGTAAGTCCTAATTCTTTTAATATAACCGCTTTTTTATCTCTCCACCGATAGACTTCGAGTTCTGCTAATAATTCTTTTATGTTTAATTCTTCGTTCATTTCTATTCCTCCTTTTTAATCGCCATTTCCAGGACTTCTTTTATTTTTACTAGAGTGTCTCTGTCATCTTCCATTGAAAGTAGAATTACCTTTTTTCTCAAATTATTCATAATTCTCCACAATGTGTCCTTGTCTACAATTCCTTCTATGATGTCCAACACTTCTTTATAAATTGTTTTACTCATTTTTTGTTTCCTCCTTTCACATTTATTATATATTAAAGCATATTGGCTGTAAAGTAATTTTATCGTGAGCTGATGAAATTATAATTCGCCACTTCGCCATTGTCTACTAGAATGTCTTGTCCTGTCATACTTTTATCTACTAAGGCTATAAAGAACAACCACTCCGCTACTTCTTCTGGTTGCATCCACTTCTTCAAGATATTCTCATTCGCTACTCTCTGCATCGCTTCTTTGTTGGCATATAACTCTGGCTCTAAATTCGTGATTACAGCACCTGGGCTGAAACTATTAACTCGAGCTTTGTAGCGTTTCCCTAAATCCATCGCTAGATGCTTCGTCAGTGCTAATCTCGCTCCTTGACTTGCCGCATAGTTCGGCGTGTCTAATCCAATATGTCCGGAAATCGATGCTACATTGATGAGACATTCTAATTTTGGCTGATAACAATACTTGTTTACAATGTTCACATATCCACGATAATTAACATCCATTGCCTTGTCCTCATCAATTGTTCCTGCGTTATTGATTACCACCTTGAACGCGGGTAGCTCGGGTAGTTGCGCGAAGTCGCTTACGTCCACTTGGTAGTGAGTATATAACGGGTGGCTAAATGTGGCTGGCTGAATATCAAATCCTATGACTCTCAACCCAGCTCGCACGAACTTCATTGCTGTTGCTTTGCCAATACCATTGCTGGTGCCTGTAATTAAAATCATCTAAAACTCCTCTGCTACAAATCCACAACCGAAAATCTCGGGATGCACATATCTCACAATGTAGCCACGGTCTTTGTCTGTCATATTTTCTCGTTGCTGCGAATCTGCATATACTACTACCTCATATCCTTCTTGCACTAACAAGTTGACAAGTCTGTTCATCTCTTTCTTTCCGCGAATCCCTATTCTCTGCTCTAATAATCCCTTTGGCATAACTTCCTCCTATTTCTTTCTAAACAAGTTACCGCTTGAAATCGGTCTTACTTTGCTATGGTTCTCGTTGAAATCTTTATCTCTTTCGTAACATCCCCACAAGTAGCGCTCTGCTGCATCTGTCTTTGCTAAATCGTAGTCTATTCCCATCTCCGCTGCTCTTGCTCTTAACTTAGGCTCTAACTGAGCTCTTGCCTCTTCGGACAACTGTGACTTGTGATGAACCTTCGTATCGTCGCTAATCTTTACTTGCTGACCTTTAATGTAAACCTTACCAGTCATCTGGTCTCTAATTGCTGATGAACTATCGGCGCTGGTCAAGTGTGGAGCTGACTGGACTAATTCTAAAACTTGAAGTCCAAATCCGTGAACTTGTCCTTGATAATCATACTCTTTGAAAAGTCGTGTCGCCGTATCTAACTGAGCCCATCTAAATGCCATATCGGTTGTCGATAAACCGAGCCCAATATACTCAATACCTTGTCCATTTTCATCTCGCCATTCTAATGCTCGTCTTAGCAGTGGCTCTGTGTCTTCTGCGTGTATGATATAAATCAACTTATGTCTTAATTCCGGCTTAACTCTTGGCCACATATACATAAATCGTTCCCACGTTAGCCGTGCTGACTTCTCAACTTGCTCTGCTGGACTTCCATCTTGTATTCTGGGAATATAGTCTAACTGAGCTATAGCATCTAAATGATGTCCGACCTCATTGACATAATCAATATACTTGTCAATGTCTAAATCGGTGTGCTTTTTACTTGCTGGATACGCTCCGCTGTCCATAAATAACTTACCTTTATGTCCGTTTTCAATTAAGAAATCTAATCCTGGCGCCTTCTTTCCATTATAGGTCACTAGGAAATTCGTATTCAATCCGCCTCTCTTTGTGCCTGTAAAATATACGTGATACAAACTGAATCCATACTTATCTCTGCCTGTGTTAAACTTTTTATTCATTTTCCTTTGTTCTCCTTTTATCTTGGGTTTTCATTAAATCTATCTTGCTTAATCACTTGAGTCTACCGCGTAACGGTTGAGATATAATCTTCCATCAACTGTGAGTATTGTATATCGCTCAATATAACATCTCCCACTGCTTTCCCATATTACCTTCTTTTCGGTAGCACTCTTCTCATCAACTTGACACGTCTTACGATTAAAATATTTACTGATACCTAAATTCTTGTTCTTAATTATTTCTAATGCCTCGGCCATTGTAATTTCTACATAAATGTCTGTATACATTTCTACTTAATCTCCTTTTCTTTAGCTCTTGCTTTCTCTTCTTCTTCTGAAATGTTCCCACTTACGATGAACAACGGATACATTAGCACAACTACTACAACTGCTATACATCCTGCTATTACTAATATAATTTCCCACCATTGCATAATATCATTATTTCCTTTCCTATTATAACATTATGTACGTAATTCATTATTGTCAGATAAGAAACTATAGACCTCATCTATGGCTTCTTGCTTATTCGTGATATTATTTAACCTATCTATGTCGCTTTCGTGCCAACATAGCATATGACTTCTCACTGCCTTATCTTGACCTATACGATGAGCTCTATCTTCAGCTTGTTCTAGAACTGCTAGACTTACTGGTGGCTCCAAAAATACTACATCCTGTGCTTCGACTAGGTTCAAACCATATCTTGCTCCCATTAACGAAAGCAGTAGCACATCATAATCTCCAGCATACCATTGCTCCAATATCGCGAGTCGCTGAGCCATTCCTAACTCACCTGTATATAATAATACCTTTTTACCTCTTTCGATTAGCTGGCTTTGAACTAGCTTTAATGCTTCAACATACTGTGAGAATACTAATACCTTCGTGTCTTTGAAGCACTTGTCGATATAATCAATCTTTATATCGGCTGATGATGCGATTAGCTGAATCTTGGCTCTAATCTGCGGCTTTGATGAAAAACCTTCTCTCTTCAATCTTGCCGTCGACATACGATACACTTTCTCAAGGTACTGCAACTCTTCGCTTTTTGGCTGTTCCAACTTAATCATATAGCGTCTCTTCTCTGGCAAGCCAAGTTCCTTCTTATCCACATAAGCAATTACGGGCTTTAATAACTCTTGCAATTCGTCAAGATTTCTGAATCCATTACAAACATAATGTCCCCAAAAGTCTAGCGACCATTCTCCATAATACCTCTCATAGGTCGTTCTAGCTGTAGCATTCAACTGCCTTAAAAACTTCAGAACACTAAAGAACTCTAACGGACTATTCAAGATTGGCGTTCCTGACAAAGCTAACCTAACTTGACCTGGCGTTTCAGCAATGTTATGCATCCCTACAGTCTGAGCTGCTTTCCATCCTTTTGCTGACTGAACCTCATCAATTACAATACAGTCATATCCAACGGCATTTATTGCGTTTACTATTTTAACATTTCTTAATCCCTCAATGTTTATTAAGTCAACTCCACGCACATTAGTATTAGCCTTAATCCATTCTGCTTTCTTTACTATCGGTGCCTCTGTGCTCTCACCTACGATTCGGAAATTAAGCTTCTCCGCGTATTCGTGCTTCCGAGCATCTTTCAGCCATTCCTCCTGCAAGTTAGCCTGACCACACACTACTAATGTCTTTCTAAATTGTCTGTCGTCAATAATCATCATCGTTGTTCTCGACTTGCCTGTTCCTTGCGGGAAATTAATCAACACATTATCTACTTTTCTAGCAAAGGCTACAGCGTCTTTTTGGTAGCCATATTTCTCTTTGCTTATTCTTGTAAATACTGGGCTATCGACTCTCTCGTCTGTGATGATATCATAACTACTTGCAACCTTCTTATATACTTCTTTCGTTATTTCATACTCTTTTGCTCCTCTATGATAAATCGTAAACGGCTTAGACCTCTTAAAATACTCTAAAACATTTTCATCAAATCCTGACACATAATACGAGTACAGTGTCGGCATCTTTGTGCTTCTTGCTATTCTTACTCTCAAAATATATTCTCCTTTATTAAATCTTCTAATTTAACTACTCTTACTGCTTCTGGCGAATCATATCTTAAGGTCTTCTTACTTTCGCCATACTTCAAGATGTCCTCGTTAGCTATTGCTACTACACCTTGACCTATAAAATGAACTACTAACCAATAGTTCATCTGGCACTTTCTCTTTAGTATTGACAGCCTTGCCTTGTGCTCAAGAAACTCTTTTATTTCTGAATACTGCTGCAATGTACTAATTGACAACCTGTCCGATGCCGTCTCTTTCAACTCTACATAATTGAAACTATCTCCAGTTAATATGAAGTCAGCGGGCTGTGTTAAGCCCGCATAACCTGTTCTTAAAGTACGCAAACGTTTAACATAGTAAACATCCTTCATAGTTGCTTTAAATCGTCTTTCAAATGCTGGTCCATCTGCTTTTATCATACTTTATTACTCCCACGATGTCATTACGACTGGCGTCGATTTCATCTTTATTCCAATCAAATCTGAACCTACATCAATCATCACTTCTGCCAATCTCTTGCTCCCTTCTTCAGCTGTTTCCTCTGGGAACTCGGCAATAATTTCGTCGTGAATCTGCATAAGTATCTGACATCCTAACTCCTGTAATTTTTCGTCTCGGTTGATTACTAATATAGCCAACTTGGTCATATCTGCTGCTGAACCTTGAACCGCTGAGTTTACAACCTGCCGCGTCTCGTATGCCTTCTGAGCTCTTCGGTCTATCACTTGAATCCCTTCTGCTTTTGCATCTGCTATTAACTTATCTATTGCGGCTGGGTTTCTTAACTTGTTCAAGTATTCTTCTACAGCTTTATCTTCACTTTCGAAGTCTGGTAGATGAATGGCTGACAATCTTCTTTTCCGTCCAAGTATCGTCTCCACATATCCATTCTTAATAGCAAAGTCTAATCGTTCCTGCCTAAATACCTTGATGCCTGGACACATCTCAAAGAACTTATCATAAATGGCTCTAGTTTCGTCAATTGTTTTACCAATGTCTCTCGCTAATGACGAAATACCCATATCATAGTTTACTCCTAAAACAATGCTCTTCATCTGGTCACGATATTCTGAATGCTTACCATCTTTAGCACACTCCTCATAAGGCAGTTCATAAACTAAGCTTGCCATAAAGGCATAAAAGTCCATACCTCTAGCATAGGCTTCTTTCATAGTCTTATCGTTTGCCAACGATGCTAATACAAACACCTCTTGTTGCGAGTAGTCTGATGCTACTAACTTATGACCTGGCCGAGCTCTGAACATCTTTCTGAATCTTGAGTCTCTTGGAATATTCTGCATATTCGGCTCTTGACTTGAAAACCTTCCGGTATCTGCTCCATACTGATTAAACACGGTATGAATAATCCCATCGTCAGCATCTCGTGGCATCTTACTTGCGTATGTTGACAACTGCTTTGATATCTTTCGATACTCTAGTATCTTGCCTACCACTGGGTGCTTTAACTTCACTAGGATTGCTTCTCCTGTCCCACGACCTTCACCAGTCTTTAGCTTGAGTCTATCATATAGCAGCTCTGCTACCTGCTTTGGACTTCCTGGGTTGAATCCTGGGTACTCTTTTTCTAATTCTGACTTAATCTTCGCTAGGTCTTCTTTGAGACCATCCTCGAGAGTCTTGCACCACTCTAAATCTAGTGCAATACCTTTTAGCTCAATATCGACTAAATCGTGTGTCAATGGCATCTCTAATCTCTGTAAAATCTTCAGGTCATTCGGCTCAATGTTTGCCTCTTGCCACTTACCAAGTCTAATGTGCTTCATAGCATCAACTGCCGCGTATCCTCCCACAACCTCTGGGTCGTAAGCATCAAACGGCATATTGAATAAGTTACCGAACGCATATGTCTCATCATTCGGGTCAACATACTTTACATACAGGCTTTTTAATCCATTCGACGGTTCTGATGAATTCATAAGTCGTGCTGCTAAATATCCACACCAATGAAATCTCACTTCTAACCCTGCCTTTAACTTCAATGCCTTCATATCGAACTTAGCATTGAATCCATACAATTTTCTTTCTTCTAATGCTGTGGCAATGGCTTTAATGTCGCCTGTATAATTCTTCCCTACTTTATGATTAAGCGGGACATATATACAATCTTTCGTTGTTCCTAAACTAAATCCAACTAGCTCATTCTTGAATATGTCTAGTCCTGTCGTTTCTGTATCTAGTCCTAACTCGTGATTTCTGTTAATATAGTCTAATAGGTCTTTCTCGGTAGTTACCACACGCCAATCGTAAGCACTAAATAGCTTAGCCATCCGTTCGGCCACAACAGCTGAATCATCAGCCACCGCCCTTTTTCGTGAGGCAGTGGCTGACTTTTTTACTTTAAGCTTTGGCAACAAGTTCTTATCTTTGCCATCCTTGTTGTCTATCTTAATCAGCATTGACTATTCCCAATACTTCTTGCTTGGCGTGGCTTTTGGCTTTTCTTGTTTTACTTGTCCGCTAGGCGGAATCGACGTGGGTGGTAGTGTTGATTCCTGTTCCTGACGGTGGCTGGCAGGGGTTTCCTGTGTCGCAGCTGATAATGCTTCCTCTGGAATCGGGTATTTTATCGTATCAGCTGAAATTACTGGAAAAACTGCGTAGCTCGCATCGAGTGTCTTTGGCGATGTCGCTGTAATTTTCCATACACCATCAATGATGCGTGGGAAATTCTTCCACATAGGTAGCAATACATTTTTACAAAAGTATGCCGAACGTTCCCATTTAACAAGTCGTGGGTTCTTCCCATCGGCATCGTATTCAACTGCTCTTAAGGTAGCCATTAACTGACCTTCGTCTGTTCCAATAACATACTTCTTGTTCACGTCGTCCCAATACTTTCTGTAAAATGTTACATCTACACCCATCGAGTCTCCTCCACTTTCATAAAGAAAACGCAAGTAGCGTGTTTCTCCGGTGGTCTCGAACTTAATATATTCGCCTCCACCTCTATTTTCAATCTTAGCATATTCTGATAAATTCATATCTAGTCCTCCTTAACTTTCTTTTTGTTAACTCTAAGCGAGTCACTGACTTTTGAAATCGTCTTATACTTTGCATATAGCTCTTCATACAGGGCTGGCTCTTCTTTCTTGAACTTTGCCATATCGAATCGTTCTCTAAAATTCTCTGGAATTAGCGTCATACTAAATGAGCCACTCTTAACACTGTTCTGACCATTGATGAGATATTGCTCTTTTATTAACTCTATAACTTTGGCATCTACCTCCCTTTTGATGGCTGCCAACTTGTCCATCGCTGTCAACAACTGAATATAGGCGAAATCAAATACTTCTGTCGTTAACGTCTCGAGCGTGAAATGCTCTAAACCTTTTTGCTCGATGAAGTCGAGCGTATGTTCTGTTACTACCTCTGTGCTTTCTTCTGTGATGTCAATTAAGCCATCAGTTTCTTTGCTCTCCATTTCATCTCCTTTCCTTCTTCGCTATTATTCGTAATCTTAGCAGTAGCATTTAAGACTGTTACTCCCTCGCTATCAATGATAATAGTAGCAAACGGTGGCAGACTATTTCTCATCCACATAATTATGGGCTCAACAAGTTCTGTAAGCACCACTATAGAAAAGTCTTCGCTTTCGACTTTCTTCACCTTATCAGTGGCACCTGACAATATATTATATATAGCTTTAGTGTCTATCTCTGACTCCTCGGAAATTGACATCACTATTGCGGCAACCATTGCCAATGCCGTTGCTAAATCGGCCTTAACTGATACCTTCAATCCATCTCCAGCCTTAACTACTTTAATCTCTTGTACATCTTTTGCCATTATCTTTTACCTTTTCCTTTCATAATAATGTACGTAATCTCTAATCATAAATCTTAAATCTCTCGAAAAACCTATTACAATCATTAAACCTATTCCAAGTACTGATTATAGGCTTCTTGTTCTTCTCGCGCAGCCTTCCAATTCGTTCAATTGCTTCATTGATATGCCACTCTAAATGAATTGGCATCTCTAGGTCAACTATTATCAAGAAATCTGTTTCGATAGCCTTCTCAATCATCTGTGGCCCTTTACCTTTTTCATTAAAGCTCTTAAACTCCACAATAAGCTCTTCTATGGACAATACATATACATCGCCAAACTTCTTCAGCTCCTTCACCGCTTCTTTGATGAGCTTTTTATGTCTCCTGCCTGATACGGCTACATAGGTATCCTCAACCATTGTCTCCACGATACTTTTCTCCATAACTGGCGGTCGTGGTGCTGGTGGCAGTGGTATTGTTCTTCGTCCTACAGCTTTCTGTAACTGCAATAATGCTTTTTCGTCATCAAAGTCTAATCTTCTCATCTGCCCTTCAAACCTATCTCTAGTTATAGCCCCATCGAACGAGAACAACCATCTCTCTACGGCCTCTCTAACTAATTTACTTCTATCGACAGACTTCATTAAATTCTGCTTGATAAAGGCTGAATTGTCAACGATAGGCTTTTTTACTTCCTTGCGTTCAATTTTCTTGTCTTGAAAAAACTTCACTACTTATCACCTTCTTTATCATCTCTAAATCCTCTAAAGACTGGGAATCTCAGACTAATACCTCCTTGCTGATTACTTGTCTCTTCAAAGTACTGAACTGTAATCACTCGGCCGATATACTCTTCTGGATTCGCCCAAACTGCTTCTCGGGTCTCCTTATCGATTCCTGAGCCTACACGAACCTCATATCCTTTATATGCTACGACGAATGCTCCCAGCTTGTTTTCATTGCTATTCGAGCCACTTTCTAGTCTTATAATCTCTAAATCCACATCGTGCATCTTTTTAACTTTTAACAACTCTCTTGTGCGAGTGAACTGATATAGCCCGCTGTTAATATTCAACATAATGCCTTCTTCGCCTTTAGCAACTTGCTCATCTAACACCTTGTATATCATTGACGTATCTCGTCCTTGATATAAAATAGGCAAGACCTCAAAATGTTTTAGCAGCGGTAGCTGGCTGATGCCTGCGAGTAGTTTACGTCTGTCTTCATAGTTGATATTACAATGTTCAAGATAAAAGTCTTGCACAGGCATAATATCAAATACTAACATCTTAACTCCTGTCTTGATGCCCTTCTTTCTTGTAATCTTCATCGTTTGCTTGTACTGCTCAGCACTGTCTAAACCTGCAGCATCTGACAATGTAAGCTCACCATCTAACATAATGTTATCGGGCAACGATGATAAGGCCTCCGCTTCTAATTCAACAAGACCTTCATACAACTGCCCTGCTCTTGTGTAGAATTGAACTATACCATTTTCTTTTAGCATAATAATTCTACTGCCATCAATTTTTCGTGTGAGCGTGAACTTTGCGCCTTCAACATATTCTGCGTGGTCTTCATACTTTGCTGCCAACATTACATTAAACGTGGGAATCAGGCAAGGCATAATTCTATTAATCGTGAGCGGTCCGACTCCTAATGGCAAATTCTTAAATACGATTCTGGAAAACAGGTCTTTGAGCTCATCTGGGAGCTTCGCCATAAAGGCTAACACAAGCTTAATAGCATCATCACTTCCTGTCCTCATACCCGCAATTGCTTCTAGCACCTGTCTACTACTTAATTCAATATCTGGTAAGCTATCGAACTTCTTCGACAATTTATTCTTCGATATGCCATTCACAATATACGGGTTGAATATATACCGTAACATAAATCTAACATCATCATTGCCGTGATATTTCTCAAGCACAGACTGCTTATACATTCTAGAATTCTCGAGCATTATCTCGTCTACAAACTTGCTAAATACTTTTACTGATTCCATTATCTATTTCCATCCATCCAATATGCCATCTGCTCTGCTAGGAATAATAGCACTGATAACTTACTATTTTCATAAACTGACATATAAGACATATCGACTGTGCCTGAATTGACATCTTCTTTTCCTGCTGTGTGGAATCTAATGGCTTGTGCCTCTTCGGTATAGAGCCGCATAAACTGCTGCAAGATATACACCGACTTCGCACCTCTTCCATAAACAAATGCCTCATCCCATCTCCAATACTCAACTTGCTCCCACCTGCCATCAATCTTCTGGTTGCGGAAGTCTCTTACATAGCAGTGTGCTTTATAAATCGGGTGGAACAACGCCACTATTGCGATGCTCTCCATTGTAAATGCTTCTTCTGCTTCGGGTGTGTCTCCATTGTAAACATTTCCGTCTGATGGCTCTAATTCATAATACAGATTAGCTAAATCTTCCATTCTATAAAATGTATTCAAAGCGTGCTGGCATAAGCCTCCTTCAACTGCTAAGGCGTATCTTGTTGTCGCTGGGGCAGTAAAGAAGTCCGAGTTCGATAGCCATTCTAATAAAGCATCAAGCCCTTCTCTTTTAATATATCGTCTGGCTAAACTGATAAACTCGTCCTTATTCTTTGCTAAATTAATCGTCATATTCATTTACCTCTTTCTTTATTTTTTCAAAAATCTCTGGTGTCATCTTCTCAATGAACTTCGCTTTTCCTAATGTTCCTGGAATTATCACTTCTCCTGTTCCTACATTACTGTACGAATAACTTGAGCCTCTCTGCGTGATAATCCCTAATGAGATTGCTAGATTCACCACATCTAACATTTCATTGAAGCCTGTTTCAAAGTTGATGATATACTGAGCAAGCTTTCTATTGCGTGGGGCGGTCTTATTCTTTCTCACTGCAACACCAATCTGGACACCTGCTGGGTTCTGGTTCGATTCTGGCACATAGTTACCATTACCATCTACATTACAACTTGAGAACTCTAATCTAATAGATGACAAGTGCTTCCAGCTTCGTCCTCCTGGCGTGGTAGTTGTCGGACCATACTGCGACATATTTTCTCTGACTTGGTTGATACCAATAAATGTCACTGTGCTATTAGCTAACAAAATCTTTTGTAACTTCATCGTAAATATCGTCAAGGCTTTACTGATGCCGCCCATCTGATACTCAGTCATATCTTTTGCGTCAATCTGCTGTGGCACTAATGACGGAATACTATCAAGAATAATCAAGCCTACTTCGTCTGTTTTTGCTACTTCTAAAATCTTTTGAAACACTTCCTCTGCTGTGACGTTCTCTGGCGTCCACTTTACTAACCTATCATTATCTACACCTAATTTCTTAGCCCATCTCGGGTCGTAAGTTCCTTCGGCATCAACGAAGAACACTGGTCGGTCATCTTGCTTTTGATATGAACCGACTAATAACAGGGCTGTTGATGTCTTTCCTGAACTCTCGGCTCCACTGAACTCAATCATTCGCCCTTTCGGTATTCCTCCATAAAGCATTCTGTTTACCACAATCATCGGCAATGGTATCCTTTCCACATCTTTAACTTCCACGCCTTGCATCAATGACTTGCTCCCGCTTATCTTCTCGATGCTCTTAAATACTTCTGCTAATGTCGGCATTATCTTTCCTCCTACTCGGTAAATCCGGAAGCAATCCGGACATCGATAATCTTTCTAATTGCGTTAGACATTACCCATAATGACTCTTGCACTCCTGCTAATATCGAGTGCACATAACCTGCGATTACCTCTTTTTTCTTGTGTCCTGTTCCTGACACTTGGTTCAGACTGTGAATCTCTGTCTTTTTCATATCAAGCTCTAATAGGTTCTTAGCTCCCATCTGCTTTGTCTCAATGTTCCACATATCTCGGACTAATGCATAAGCTTCTTTGTGGTTCACGATGTCTTGAATTATGATAGGAATCGCCATCATCCACTCCTGCAGTTGCGTAGTAGTAATTACATCTACTCCTTTAGCCATCGAATTCTTAATCTCTTTGATGAGAGCAGCATTGCCACCTAAAATCTTATCTACTACGGCTTTAGCTCTAGACAATGTCTCGTCTATTCTTTGCTCAACTACTTCTTCCGAGAATTCCGTTCCGCTTGCCATACTTTTTCCATTTCCTTTCTTTTTATTTCAGCTAAATACATCTTGCGATACTTATTATACGGACTATACCTACACCCTGCTCCAACCGGCAAGTTTTCTGGTGTATCAACATTCGCAATAATGTTCTTGATATATTGAGAAATCTTTTCTTTCTCTTCTTCACTTACTTCTTGAACGAATGGCTTTTGCTCTAAATAGTCTCGTCCTTCATATATCCACATAATTTTACTAACACCTAATAACATCGCGTAGGCTAGACCTTGTAAGTAGTGCTTTTCATCTGGACCAGTTCTTCTGGCATTTACACTTCCTCTTTCGGTCTTAATTTCTAAAACATAATACTCTCCCTCAATAAGAAGCATTCCATCACATCTAAATCTAGTTCTATATTCTTCGCTGACTAGCAAGACTTCATTTCCTTGCTTTGCAACGATATCCAATGGCAAGTTTCTCTCTTTCACATACTCTGCCACATCTACCCAATAAGGCGTAGTCTTCAAAAACTCTTGAATTCGGTTATGTCGGTCTTCACCATTTACGGCAAATTGTCTGGACTGAAAGCTTTCTTGCACATCCTCGGTGGGCACACCTTGTAGCTTAAATGCACAATCCATCGGGCAATTCAAGCCAGACGGCGAAATATATGGACTTGGCACGCCACCTTTGACTGTCTCAAACTTTCTAAATGTCTGGTCTAGTAACATTGCGGCATCAAACTCTCGCTTCTTTGTCTTATCCTCAAAATACTTCATTCTACGCTTCCTCCATTGCTGAAATCAAGAACATTGCTCCATCATTCTTTAATACTAAATTACTATTCAATTCTCCAATAGCTGTTGACACTGATAAAATCTTCATTACCTTTTCAATTTCATAAGGACTGTCGCCTAAATCCTTGAATCTGAATGGCTCAAAGTTACTTCCAGCTATTGCTTTTACTCCATCAAATGTAACATAGTCGTCAAACACCTTCAACCGTTTCATACTTTCGGCTAACTCTCCAACTGGAACAAAGCTAATGTCGCCTTTAATCATCTCTCGTAAGTCATCATACCAAGTATCGCTTACTTCGGGCTTCTTAACTGCAATACTGAAGTCTGTGCCTTCAATATATAAGGTATCGCCTGACGCGTTTACGCCTGCGAGCTTGCCCACAACTAATTCCTGCACATCTAATGGTAGCAAGAACGGATGCTGCGACTTAACTTTATCTGATATACAAGCACTGATGATATCGCAGGACACTGCTCCTCGATTATCAATCCATATACATTGTAGGTCTGGCTTAATCAAGTTGCGTAAAGTCGTCAACATTAAATCCTCAATCTTGAATAAAATACGGTCGTGATACTCTGTAGGCATCTCAACTGAATCCCACCTTACTGCTACGAATGGTAGCTCATACTCTGCACCATTCTTTAACTTAACTTTTAGACAGGTCGACTGACTTAACTCTGCAATGTCCTCAAACAAAGCAAAAAACGACTTGGCTTCAACATAGCAACTAATACCATCTGCTCGAAGTGCTGTCTTTTCTTGAGCCCAAATCACTTTGTCTGTTCGCTCTAGATAAATACGACCATCTACAGATGTCACTTTTACCGCTGCACTTTCATCTACAAACGGTATCGCCTTAATTTTTTCTAACACTATTTATCCTCCTTTTATCCTTTATACTATAATGTACGTAAACTTTTCATATTTTTCGTGTTTTCTGTAATATATTCTAATACTTTCTCTTTATCTTTTAGCCTGACCAGCACATTGTTAATGTCCTCCTCTTCTGTGAACTGCACATACTTGCATCTAAATCTTCCTAAAAGCTCTGCTGCCTTCTCTGTTGCAGATCTTCCTGATTCATCATTGTCATATGCTAATATGATGATGCTCGTTGCTCCTTTAATCTCGTTCAACGCTTTTATGTTGCCTGTCCCAAGTGTTGCTACCGCTTGCATACCTACTTCCCAAAACGACATAGCGTCAATCTGGGCTTCGCATACTACAATCGGTCTTGATAAATCTATCTCCTCGATACCCCACAATGTTTTCTCTGCACCTGGCTCAATATAAAATCTTTTGCCCTCAGTGCTTCTGGCATTAACATACATATACTTGCCTTGTCGATTAAAAATTGGCATATATACTTTCTTATCTTTCTCGTAAACTTTGAACAACTTCTGCACTCTTTCTCCAATGCCTCGACCTGCAAGATAGCTCGAAAAACGGTAAGGCAGCTGGGGCTTATACATTGCTGTGTCCGTTGATAGGGTGACAGGCTTATTGACTTGCTGGCTTTGAATGGCGGTGGTATCGATAGGGTTTGCTCCGACCTTCTCGAGTAATTCGTTTATCGTAACCACCTTTCCACAAGCAAAGCAGTGGCAAGTTCCTGCACTCATACTTCCTCGCTGTTCTAAAAGTATGCTCATTGATGGTCGCTTCTCTTTTCCGCCTTTATGGTAGGGACATCGAACTCTAACATAGCCTGAACTTACTCTACCATCTGGAAATACTGACATCACTACTTTAAGCAGGTCTACCATATTTCATCATCCTCTTCCGTTTCTACTGGTGTCGCGGTTGCTGTGGCTGCTTGTTTTGCCGCTTGTCGAGCATTTGCTTGTGCAACCTTTGCTCTTACGGCATCCATTGCCGATAATCTTGGCTCTAAAATGCCTTTATCAATATCCCAAGTAAACTCCCACGGCGAATCTGGGATACGGAAACTTCTGGCTTTGAGTACTTTAATTTTCAATACATCATCTTTTCTTCCTAATGCTAAAATCAATGTTGCATCTTGTCCAAGTCTGTCACTTCCCGATAGATTGCTGGGGTCTGGCTCTTGTCCTACTGCACCTCTATTTAATTGATTAACGGCCACTAACGGAATTCTCAGCTCTTGCTGTAAAGTCTTTAATTGTAATGATAACGCTGCTACGCGTGTATGTGCTTCTCCTCGAATGTCGCCGTCTGGTTCCATCAACGAAATCTGGTCAATAAATAAAACATCTAGCTTATACTCTTTTGCAAACCTTCTTAAATCTGATGGTCTTGCGTTCCTTCTAATATGCTCTGGTGTTAGGACTAGTAAATCGCCTTGCACCTCTTTTAACTTCGCTTTATGTTCTGTCAGGTCATAATTGTAACCACGAGTCAGTCCATAGTTCGAAATGTTCGATGTCAACGAGTCAAATCTAGCTCCAACTTCATCCTCTGACATTTCACCTGAATAAAGACCAACTCTATAGCCGGCTAATGTCATATTCGTTGCCATTGCGTGAGCTAGCCAACTCTTACCTATACCTAATCTAGCACTGATGATGACAAACTCGTCCCGCATAGACAAACCACCACTGGCCTCGTCTAGCGGCTCAATGCCTGTCAATATACGTGCGTTCGCTTTATCTTTGAAATGCTCATAGCGTATCAAGTTATTGACAATCGACACTGGTGCTAATGATGAATTCGGCTCTGCTAAACTTACTAATTGCTCTCTTAACTTTAATAATGCTTCTTTCTGGTCTGTTTCATATGTCTTATTAAAATTGACTAGTGCTGGTAGCGCCTCTTTGATGAACTTAGCCTCTTTCAACTTGTTCTCATAAAAGGGCCACGGAGCAAACACTGTCGGAAGCTCGACCTCTAACTCTTGCTCGAATACTTCCTTCGGTGGCAACTCTCCAAACTTATCAAAGTAAAACGCCAAAAACTTCTTCTCCTTACTGCTCTCGAACAAGTCAAAGTCTATATCACTTGGCTTTGCTGAAAGTAGTGACGCATACATTTCCATTACATACCTCCATTAGTTATCTGTTGTAACATTATGTACGTAAAAAGACGACATACTCTCATATGTCGCTTTAATTATCTCTAAAAACTAATAAATGATTCCGTGAACTCTCATCCTCGTTATGCCTGTATATTCCAGGTCAATTCCAATCACTCTCATTCTCATAGTGGGCTTTCCGTCTCCAACATCTACTAGAACGGTTGTCATCAATGCTGGCATATCTAGGTTCTCAACATACTTATGTTCGACTAGTTCAATTCCAGGATACAGGCTAAAGAACATAGCATCAACCACAATCCTTCCTCTCTCCTCGGTCGGTATACTCAACCGGTCAATCGGTGCCACAATAAACGGCAAGTGGACTGCGTTTTGTTCGCCTTCTCTTAAATGATACGTCTTGTCCACAACACTGGCTGTTCGTTGAGCCCAAGGAACATAGCCACTTCCTAACACAAGGTTATACGTATTTACTACATCTGTCTTCATCACAAACATAAATCCATTCTTATTTCTAACAAAGTCTACCATCCCGTCGGCGAATTCGAGAAACGCTATCATTGATATTCTTTGCAAGGCTACGCCATACGGCATCTGCAGCACTTCCAATGATGATGTCAGCTCAACATCCTCTAAAGATGCGACTGGAAATAGCTGAACCCTGGTAGCGTTAGCTTCTACTGCGATATCTGTATCATTACTGTCTATATATTGCCAATAACCTTCCAACCTATTCTGGGCCGGTTTCATTGAATCAGCTGTAAACACTTGTCGTAGCGTATACTTATTACCGCGCTGATATTCAACCTCGACTAACACCGTCATAGGCAACTTTGTTGTTCCACTATATCCTTCATCAAACATATCTACTGGCTTATACTTAGCATACAAAAAGTGTGCAGGGCCTAAATCATCAAGAGAGAAATATCCCCACTTTCCACCTGCCCAATTAGCTGTTCCTGGCTTATATCGCATATTCGTATACATCTGTTTCAGATAAGCTAAACTTCTTGTCATAAACAAAACATTAAACATATCACCAGTCTGCAGCCCTCTACGCTGAGCTGCCACGAACCAATACGGGTTTTCGTTCGTAGCTATCATCATCGGTAAAACCGGTTGGGTTGTCTGCAGTACAAGGTCATTCGTGATTCCAACTAACATATCGTGTGGCGGCTGTGGTGAAGCGGTCTTATTACACCACATTACCTCGTGAGTTCCATACACAGATGTCACTGTCTTTTCATCAACTCCGTGACTATTAAGGCCGGTCAATTCAAAATGATTCTCAACTGTATAGCCAAACGGAGCACTAGCTAAAACTAATTTCGTATTCTTGTCGCATTTACATATTCTGTTGCTACCAGCTACGAATGCTGCAACCTTAACTGGCCCAGCTGTAATCTCGTCTACATAGGCTAAATAATAAGCATCTGTGCCTTCAGCTCCAGCCACTACTGCTCTGACCGGCGTTATTACTCTTGTAGCTACTCCATCTTTAGCCCAAACATAATACAGCCTACCTTGAACTGAAATAGGCCCTCCTTGATACTCATACACATTAGCATCTCCTGTCACTGTAATCGAAGCTGGAACAGTTGCTCCTGGCAAGTATTCAACAAAACTATCAGTAAATACTCCTAAAATGATATGTCTATCAATTGTACCTAAATCGGTTACATAATTATCTGACCACGTTAACGCTTGCGATTCAATCAAGTATAACCCCTCTTCATATCTTCGTCTAAGCGTATATACGCAATGTATTCTATTACCAATCGGCTTCAAGTCATCGTGTACCTCAATATAGAACGGCTTAACTATATTCACCTTACCTGGCGTGGCGACTATTGAATTCGGAAGCTCCTCAACCTTCTGTGGTGTCGTTATATCTGTGACAGGTGGTCGGGCTGGACTAATATCATAATCAATAATCGCTTCTGGCTTAAACTGCCAAGTTATACTCGTTGCCTCTTCTTCGGTTATTGCTTTCCACTTTTGCGTAGTAGAAATTCCACTTAGCGGTGTCAAATACATCAGCTCTTCTCTTCCCCATATATACGAAAGCAGCTCGTCTTCATTTTCTTTGATGATGCCATAACCTGGCAGTGGGCTAAGCTCTTCTGAACCTGTCGGATGCCTAAACTCTTCCCAAGTCGTCGCCTTTCCTACATAATCTGTAGTCAAGTCATAAACACCTTTTCCAAGCGGGTTGTCGGCGATGCCTTGTCCTGCACAGGCAATCTCTGTAATCCCTTTTTGCTCTAAAACTGTCACTGACGTAACAATAACTTTCAACTTCTCGTCTCCTGTCGGGGCTTTGACAATAACAACATCTCCTTGAGCAATATCATACAATGCTGAATCTATGCTGTGCAAAACAATCGTTGCTCCAATCGTCGGCACTGTCACATTAAATAACAACGAATCATTATTCTTTACTGACCAATTAAATCTTTCTATCTCTTCTTGAAACGTCAAGATTCCTTCTGACGTATAAATATCTATTGAAATCATACAGTCGTCACCACCGTATCACCTAACACTAGTATCTTGTTTCCTGGCAGGTCAGCACCATTCAATTTATACTGTGGCGTTGCTGCTAATGAATATACCTTACCAAAACTACAATTACTTAAAAGCGTAGTCTCTCCATATTTCACTGAAAACTTAGCTCCACCGACCTTCGTAATGTCCGTGCCATCACTTACAATATCGCAAGTAAGTCTCAAACTTCTCTCTTTTTTGTCTCTTACCTCAACCACATTAACGCTGGTTGCGCTGAAATTCCCTTCAAAAGTAGTACCATTATATTCGGAAACTATTTTGACTGTATTGGCTGATAGCAGCAGTTGCTGAGCGAGTATTACTTCTGCTCTGGGTCCCATTAAAGTTAACGAGAACCCTACCGTGATGAAAAATGCAGGAAACGTAACAACTACACCTGTCAACGTTCTAGCCACTTCGCCTTTATATGTTCGAACTAACTTCAACTCTACATTCTCTAGATAGTAACTGAAATCTTTTCCTTGTATCTTTAACATATCTGTGCCTCCTTATTTTAACAAGAACTTGAGCGATGGCAATAACATCTGAGCCAACTCTCTCGGCCCTGCGGCAATGCCATCTTTAATTGACACTTCTAATGTTTTAGGCTGATTCGAATTCGCTTTCATCATTGCTTTATACATAGCATCGGCTAAAATCTCGGAATTGATGACTGTGTCGTGACCACCACCATTAAACAAGAACTCTGGGTTTCCTTTTTCATTCATACCCCAAACTTGTGAGCCTGTTCTAGGCAATGTGCCTCCACTATCAAAATTAAACACGTTCTTGAACCAACCACCTACCGCTGAAGCGGCATCTGATACCCAACCACTAACTGTGCCTACAACATTTCCTATTCCTTCTCCTATGCCAGCTACTATTCCTGATGAGCCTTCTCCTCCAAACAAGTTTCTAAACCAATTCTTAATTGCGTCCCAGACTTGTAGTGCAGCGTTCGCAACATTTTTCCACACTCCGCCGGCGATGTCTTGAATCCAGCTCCATACTCCACCGGCAACATCTTTAATAGCACTCCAAACATTCGTTGCCACTTCTCCAATACTGTCCCAAACTCCTACTGCCCAATCTTTAACATTATTCCAAACATTAGCAGCATTGTCCTTAAAGCTGTTCCAAGCATCTCCAAAGAAACTACGAATACTTTCCCACGCTTTTGACAATACTGAAACAAGTGCAGTCAAGAACTCATCTATTTTAGCTTTGAACATACTGGCAGCCTCTGCTGCTGACATTGATGCTTCTGCAGCAAGCTCTGCCTGTCTTTCTGATGCATTCTCACTGCCTGACGTCTCCCACGTATCTAAGCTAGACTTTAAATCTGCCTTGATTGCTTCAGTTGACGCTAAAGTCGTCTTGTTAAAAGTGATTATACCACCTGTCAAATCTGTTATAAAATTCTGAACGGCAAGCTTAATACCTTCAATAAATTCAATTAACTTATTCAACCAAGCTATAACTGGCTTCAATGCCGTATCTACTAACTCAATAAGTATGTTAAAGACCGATGTCATAGCACCCATCAGCACATCGGTAAAAATGGACGATATTGCTGAAAACACTTCCTGCAATTTTCCTAATAATTCTATAACTGGAAGCAAGACTTTTAACACGCCCACAATAGAATTCAAGGCAGATGCTACTACAGCCACAATCGGGTCTAATATCGGCATCAATGCTTTCAAGGCATCTGCTAAAACTATAACTATCTCGCCTACAAGAGCTAAAATCGGTGCGAGTGTTTCTCTAAGCGAGTTCATAAGCATCTCTAATGACGCCTGAATGGCTTTCATCGTATCTGTTCCTTCTAACAACTTCATTATCAGTACAAAGATTGCTGCTACGGCTGCCATAGCAGCTGTGGCGGCGGTGGCACCTACAGTCAAGCCTTTCATAGAGCCTAAAAGACCTTTTACGCCTCCTTGTGCTCCTTGAGCTAACTTGGTCACATTCTCTAGCCCTCCAGGACCTTCAAATAAGCCACTTAATGACTTCTTAGTAGTTTCGGGAAGCTTAATTTCTGTATCTTTTGGCAATGACAAATCGACTGCTTTACTAGCACCTGTCTTAGCCATCGATGAAATCTTACCTTCAGCTTCGCTCGTATCTAACTTCAGCTTTGCAACAATTTCAATATCATCTGCCATACTACTTTCCCCTCCTTCTACTTATTCTATTCATATTAGCGGCCCATGCAAGCATCTCAGCTTTTTTCCTTTCGACGCTCTCCAACTTTTCTTCCTCTTTTGGGAAATTATATACATCTGCGAAGCGTGGCCGTGTCTTACTCAATGACATTGAACCTATGATTCCGGACGAATATCCTACCTGAGCCATAAACCTCCAATCGTCGAGCTGCCTCTTACGCCTTGCTTCTACAAAAGAAGCCATCTCGGCAGCTGTTAGGTTGGCAGCTTGTTCCGGCGTTAATCCGAAATAGTAAGCATCCTCTAACAGCTGTACAAGACGGCTTTTTATTTTCCCGCAGTTGCTCCTTGAGCGTAAATCAAGATAGCATTGACAATGTCATTAGCTTTTTCAACAAATGGCTTATCCCATTGGTCAAACATCTCGACCGTATAATTTTCGCCCATCGCTTCAAATAAATCGACTACATCTTTAATCTTGATGCTGCCTTCTTTGGCGATGCTTTCTAGTTTCGTAATAATGTCTATTCCCGTCTTTTGCTCATATGCAAGAGCTCTTTTAGTCGTTAACTTTAATTCCATTGCTTTTCTCCTTTACTTTGCAATTGATGATGCAAAGAGCAGCGCTAAGCTGCCCTATACACCACCGTCATCTGTCTGAGCGGGTTCTTCATCATCTTCGTCTTCTTGGGTTTCCTCGGCGTCTAATGGGCTTTCGCCGCCGGCAAGCGTGACGATAATTAAATCGCCCACTTCATTCCGAACTGGTGTGACTGACAATGTATAGTCAATCTCGCCACTTGGAACTGGTGCAACTAAACTTACCTCAAGTTCAACTAGCATTTCAAATAGTGTTCCATCTGGATACTCTACTCTCAACCAGTGCTGTTCATCGTTATCAGCTGCTTCGTGTAAAAACTTAAACTGACCACCGGTAGCACCTGTGTCATAAGCAAGAACGAAGTCTAGAGCTGTAATAGCTCTTTTTCCTAACATCTCACTTACGAATTCGTCACCAATAAAATCGGTGGCAATCTTCGAGCTAGGTTGAATTAAGGCAGGCATAGAAACAACATTTTTTAGCTTCGTCCAAGCTGCTACTGGAACAGTTGCTCCTGGCGCTGTAGCGATGCTAATTTCAATTCCTATATCAATCATTGGCATAATCTATTCCTCCTGTTCAACATATGTTTCAAGTCCTTCTTGTGCAACAATGTCATTCAGCTGCTTATTCAAGGCAACCAATCTCATCTGTAGAACAAGAACTTCTTCTGATAGCTTTTTTTCTTTAGCTAACAGTTCTTCTTTTTCATCTGGCGTAGCTTCTTCGTCTCCTTCTTCGAAGTCGTCGTAGCCTTCGTCATCTGTCTGAGCGGGTTCTTCCTCATCTTCGTCTTCTTCAGGGTCAAGTTCATCTTCTTGGAAATCTTCATCATCATATTCTGATTCATATACTTCCTCAATAGAATCTTCACCTAAAAGCTTTCGAACTTCGTCTAACTCGCTGGTCTTACTTTCAAGTTCACTTTCAACCTGAGCAATCTCAGCTGTCAGTTCGCTCTTTCTTAATTCCAAGTCCATTGCTTTTCCTCCTTATCAATGCTCTGTAATCGTCAAGATATATCTATCTAAATACTCTTGCTTTAAGACGATTATTTCGGCTAAACTATATAATCTATCTTCTAAATCTGGAACCTTAAACTTATCTATAATGCTCTCTGCATATGGCTCTTTGTATACGCTGGTAATCATTATATACCTGTCTGCAATGCTCTGAAGCATTTTCTGTACTTCGGTGCTCTTATACACTTGTTTATCTGCATCTATACTGCTATAGGTGCTAACGATAATGGTATTTATCCAACCTCTTTCTACAGTGACATCCCTGCGTAGGTCATCTGAAATGAATATCACATCACTCTCTTGCGTACCATACTTAATCATTGCAGAATAAATCAAGTTTTGCTCAGCTGTCTTGGTCTGAACCGTGACAACGAAAGTTGCTCTCTCGCTTATAAGCTGATTGCCGATTCCAAGTCTAGGCGTGGACGACATATTGCGATATGTAACATAGCTAGTCTCTTCAGCCACTCCTCTAACATATCCATATCGAACTGGCAATGGCTGTACTAGCTCAAGGAATTGCTTCATCTGTTTCGTTGTGTCTACTAATCCAACCATCAGACTTTTACCTCCCTTGATGCTATCAGCACAGAGCTAATTTGCGACTCTTTCCAGCTTAATACTGACCAATACCGGTCATCGAACTGCATTCTAGCTTTCTTTATCTTCACGCGATACGTATAAGAATAGTCGTGCGGGACATCTTTCGGTAAGCTTATCCTTAACAACTGTGCTATGTCTTTCCCACTAACATCGTCTCTAACGGCTGTCGGTTCATACTGTAAATTACATCGGTATGTTCCAACTAATACTGCATTTTCATATTCTTCGCCAAGGTCATCAAGCGTTATTTCATTTCTGTACAGCTCGACTTCATCCATAAAGAATGTCTCGGCTACTATCTTTCTTGCGTCGCCCCACTCTATCATAGGCTCTGACCTTACACTTTTCTCGTTCCAGCGACACGTGATACTGGGCTATCGATGACCATTCTTCTATATCTGTCTAGTGTGCTTCCATAGGCAGCTAATATGTCATCATTACTGACAAACTGCTTAAATGTTCCACCTACCTGATATCCAATACTTTGATTACCATCGCTTATTGAGCCAACTGACTTAATGCCTTCGCCGATAGCCGCTTTGCCGCCATTGCTGTTCGCTCTGACTCTCAACGCGGCTATTTCTAATAGCGTGGGCTTTAACTCTGCAGGAATACTGCTAATATTACAATATCCTAAAACAAAGTTCGTAACACTGTCAAGATAGAAGGCAACGATATCATCGCTAATCTCGCTGTTGCCAACAAGGGCTTTAATGGTAGCTATGTCTGACATTCACTTTGCCTCCTTCTCTTAACACTTAATAACTGATGACGAATACTTCGGCCATACGTTCGAAGCTAGGAATAACTAACTCTGAAACAACAGTTTCAACTGTAACTGGTGGTCCGTAGGATTTCGAAGTCGTAATTGCAACGCCTGTATTGACAATCGACGTAGTCGCATTGCCATAACCTGACATAAGGTCAATTTCTTCTGGTGTCGTTCCATAAACTGTGGCACCAAGTGCACCGTCTGGTAAAAACACCATCTTGTTGTCAGGTGCGTAGAACTTCGTCGCGCCATCTTCATCAATAAATGACTTATTATAAACCGCAATCGTAACACCAGTAATGGTGGCAATTTCTGCGATTAACTGTGCACGACTGAAAACACGAAGGCTTTGGTCTGCATTGCGGAACATATTCTTAACATTGACGTTAGCCATAATGTCGCGGAATGTCTTCGGCGAACAGATAGCACGAGTCAATGTGACACCAAGGTTAGCAGCTTTATCTACTAATTCAAGGATGTCGTCGACTGGGTTGCTATTCTCGTGGTCACTCCACTTAGCGGTTGATAATAATTCTGTGACGTTCGACGTCGCCCAATCACCACTTTCATCATAATTATAGTCGAAATATGGCTGGCCTCCATCTTTAGCTGGGGCTTTAATGTTAATCTGACCATTGAACAAGAGCTGCATACGTTGACGTTCAGCTTGAACGTTTGCACCATCAGTCAAGGTCTTAGCGTCATCGAAAATCTGTTCAATAACTGACGCTGTATATGGGTCGGTTGCGTCAACTTTAGCACGGGCTAATTCTTGACGAAGTCTTTCGGAAATAACCATCTTTTCACGGAAGAACGGAATCTCGTGCTGAATTGCTGCTCCACCGATACGGTCACGTACAAATGCACGAGCACCAAGTGCGCTAGGACGAAGCGCAACTGCGTTTGACTTGAAGCCTTTAATAAACTTCAGGTCGAGTCCCATAATCTTTTTCGCTGGGAATAGCGTAGCACCTAATAATGGAGCTTCTGACGCTTCCATCGTGGTGACATATTCACCAATTGCCTCAGCATTAACTAAATCAAAAATATCTGGCATTATTGTTCACCTCCTGGTACCTCATCTTTGAACGTGACAACCACTACGGCGTCTTCGTTCATTGTATGCGTATACTTATTCTCTGTAAATGTCTTTGTTACACCATTGATAGTGAATACATCAACTTCTTTGCCTTCAGGAATAGTAACGGTCAAGATAACTGTGCTTCCTTCTTTAATGTTATCATTATCGGCAGCATCGGAAACGACTCCAGCTGCTCCTGTTAAGTCTAAGCTATAATAGCTTGGGACGAGCGGCCCGGCAGAGCCGTCAATCTCTAATGGTAATAAGACGATACGGGGCAATGAAGCTGCTCCTTCAATCGCTAAATCGGTTAAACCATTTTTCCAGGCGTAACCTTCTACAACAACACGGCCTACCACTGGGCCATTAGTGATGTCATATTCTTCTGCAGTGATGCCCTTAATTTCGGACAAATGCAGGACTAATGAGCCTGCCTTAACATAGGTACGACCATTGCGTACTTCTGTTTCGAGACTCAAGACTGATGCGTCAAACGTGATGGGCAATGCAACAAACATTCCTTCATCTTGATTGACGAAAATCTCTTTTGTACTTCCAAATTCTGTGTACATTATCTTTCCTCCTAATTACTACTTAAAATAGTGTTTACTTTTATCTGCGGTCGCTCTTGCAGCCACTTTTTGTTCGGCTAACTTTTGGGCGAACGACTTTTCAGGCTTTGTCTTTGAACCAGCACCAGGCGTCACTACTGTTTCGGCGGGTTTCCACAAGTAGGGCTTACTCTTTTGTAAGGCTTGAACCTGTGCGCTTAGCCCTTTGACTTTGCCTTCTTTATTTACCGAAATCGCATCCATATCTAATAAGGTTAAGAAAAGCTCGAAGTCAACTACTCTATTTCCCACTCTTTCGCGAATGGCATTAATCTTCATCGCTTTAATCTTCTCCGCTTTTGTGCTCTCTTTAATTGCTTTAATTTCTGCTTCTAGCTGTGCAATACGTGCATCTTTTTCTGCTAATTGCTCAACCTTCGCAGTCATTTCAGCAACGGTGGCTTCTAAATCTTTTGCCTTCTTTGACACTTCATCGAATCGGTACTTCGGAATCAAGTGCCCATTATGTTCTGGCTTGGTACCAACTCCATTATCTCCACTTGTTCCGGCTGCACCTTCTTCTGCTGGTGGTGTTCCGGCTCCTCCACCTGCTGGTCCTTCTGGTTCCGGTGCTAATCTTTTCAAAATATCTAGTAGCATATTTCCTCCTTCGCTTGTTTTCGCAGTTGCGTCTGCGTGGTATGCTCTTATGTAGTTACCTTTACTACATTACATTATATGTAATTCTCCTTAATTACTTAGCCACTTCAACCTAACAACTCTTTAATTACTTCAACTGCTCTCAACAGAGCTGGTCTTAAGAATGGCTGAGCTTCCATACCTTGTGTCTTCCTGACATATGGCTCGTCTAATAATCTTCCATTATGTCTAGTCACTAATACTTCTCCGCTGTGATACGTGATATCTGGGTCATTCGGAAACTCTGGGACTTTACCTGTCGCCGCACCTTTCGGCCCTGTCCCAAACTCTAAATAATAACCATAATGCATCGGGACATAAAGCTCAAATTCCATATCAGATACTCTTTGCACTCTTATTGACTGCCTTAACTGACCTGTCGAATATGGCGTTTCTCCCGCTGCTGGTGTTCTCTCTACAGCTGCTTCTAGGGCTTTTATTGCTGCTACTTCCATAACATTCTTCACTCTTTCGCGTAATGCCTCTGCAGTCTCTCTTGGCGATATGATGATGTCTACGGGCTGTTTAATACCAATTCTCATAGCTAATCTCCTTTCACTATTGCGGCTGTTCTATTCAATATCACTATATAGTTGCCTCTAGATTGATTACTGACTTTTACTGCATCATATCCATACTCCGTGGCTAATATGCTTAATAGCTCTCTACGCTTCGTTGGGTCTGCTACTCTACCTAACACCTCATTTATTCTTATGTCTGGCGTCGCTGCCATAGCTATTGCCATCTGTGAGTCGCTAACTCCTGACAGGTCTAAAATCTTACTTGGCTCAGACTTCAAAGCAATCTCTACTGTATGTTTTCCATAATCTGTTCCTACAGGCCTTTCGGTAAACACATACGTCCCTGCCCCATAGTTATACTGACCTGTTCCATAGAACTGCTCGCCTTTAACAAACTGCTCTATATCTTCGGTGCGTCTGAACTGTCTATAAACTCTCGTATAGCCATTCTTCTGAACTTGCTTCTCAAACTCTGAGCTATTCAACTGTAATGGAAGTCCATCGAAACCTGACTCCGCCTGTGCTTGTCTCTGCAACGCTTTACCTATCGACTCCTGGCCGGTGTTTTGCTTAATTGCATCTAACTTCGCTGTGTCATTATTGATGAATGCCTCAATCATATCTTGAATCCTCTTCGTTGAGCTGGCTGATGGCTTTACATAACCTTGATACGTAGGAGTCTGAACTTTAGCAAGTGTTGCATCGTGGATGCTGCGAGTGTTAGCGTTAAATGTCTTTGGGTTCTTACTGTTAGAAAAACCAAACTTGTCTTTGTATTCTAGGTATGTCATTCCTGGCGGAACTTTCTCCCACTGGTTGCTCTTATTCTTCGTATATCTCTGGACGGTATCTTTACGCTCATCCTCGCTAGCTAATACAGTCGTAACTGTGCTTCTACAATTCGGATGCAATGGCGGGAAATTCACACCTGGCTCTACATCCTCTTTCCGAATATACTGACCATCGTGTTCTTGACAAATCTTGCTGGTCTTACTATCAAGTACGGCTCTAAATCTGTATCCTTTAACAAGCGGATTCTTATCTATAACATCTCTTACACTCTCATTAAAGATTGCGTTCGCCTCTGTTCTAACTAACAAACCAGCTTTTCTTTTCGTGATGCCTGTCGTCGAGACTAGGTTGTCAACCATTTGCTTATAGCTATCGCCTCTGACTATACCTTTGACAAACACATCTTTCAATCTTGCTTCATACTGGTTAAATAGGTCATTCATATATTCCCCAATCGTCTTGCTTCCTGCAGCCTTTGTCTCAAGTGTGACTAAGTCCTTCATAAATCCTCGACCTACTCCTGATATGAATCCGCCTGCGCTTCTTGACTGACTATACAGCTCTCGCAGTGCACTTTCAGTCTTAACATTCGACAAACTTGTCAATATCTGTGGCTCGTTTGCTGCTCGACTTGCCGCAACTCTTAATTTCACCTCCAGCTCGTTTGCCTTCAAGTTCGTAAGCGTCCCTCTGAGCTGCTTCTCCATTCGTGCTTTGAATATACGAGCAGCCCTACTATTTCCGGCTTCTAAATAAAGTCGTTCGGTCTCATTAAGCATTGACATCAACTTTTGGCGTCTTACACTATCGGCTTGACTGTTCGCCCAAGCTCTACTAGCAGTCTTATCTCCTAAAAGAAACTCTACCTTCTTTATCTCTTCTTTTAACTCTTTTAACTGACTATTAAAGGACTTATCTAACTTCTTTTGCAATGCTCTTGCCGCCTTTTCGGCTTCTAACAGACCTTTAACACTCATCCTTTATTCCTCCGCCTGTCTTTTTGTCTCTTTGATGATAGACTTACACTCCTCGTATTTTTCTGCAATAATGTGATTTCCTCCAAGTAGCTTATAAGATGCAAAAGCCGCATCTATAATCTCTTCGAGTAGCTGATATCTATCTAATCTTGTAGCTAAATTATACCACTTACTTGAAACAGTATTTCTCTTGCGGTTGATATAGAAAATCTCGTCTGTCACTGATAGTAAGTCTGTTCTTAACATATGCAATATTGTCTGATTATACAACTCTTGCTTGGTCGAAATCTCGTCCAGCTTCGCCAGCACTTTACGACCATACTCCGTCTCTTCCAGCTGTTTACTTAACTTAGCCTGACGCCTATTCTCTTCTTCCTGCTTCTCGGCTTTCTTCATTTTCTTGACTGCCGACCAGTTCAAAGTTATGATTAACAGGACAGATATCGCGCTTAATATAAAACTCGTTATTGTCATTACTTGCTCCATACAACACCTACCTCTCCTCTTGCTCCTCTTGAGCGTCTGCTAAAGCTTCAACGGGGGCCTCAATTTCTTCTTGCTCCAACTCTGCTTCTGTCTTCAAGATATACTCATACTCTGTTATCTGGGCATCACCATCAAAGTACTGCCATTTACCTTTTACCTTCTTTCTGTGCAACATTCTAAATACCTCTCGCTAACTTATATTGTTCATAGGCTTTGCTTCGCTGTTCTTCTGTCAACTTAAATGCTCCATTCTCAATGCAGGCATCATATATGACTTTTTCATACTTGTGTCTTCCATCTAGTTTCTCTGCTAATGGCTTTAGCTTTTTCAAATGCTCTATCGTAAATCCAATCTCTTGAACGAACTCTGGAACAAGAAACTTACCAATCTGCATCGCAGGTCCTCTGTGTAAAGAATACTCTACAAATTGCTCTGGCGTCATTCTTCTCCACTCGAACAAGCACTCTTTGCCTGACGTTGTCTGTCTGACGAAGTCATAGCCAACAGGCTTTTCAACTAAAATCACATAGTCCCTATCTTTTGACTGGAAGCCTTCAATCTCATTAAAGAACACTGAGGAGCCAACTAAAATCTTCCTACTCATCTTCTTCTACGATATGCTCAATCCAGGCTCCTTCTTTGAATATATATTCTTTATCTTCATCGCTCACCCAAGCAAGGTCACCTTCTTGTGCAGGCATCGTGACGAGATGCTCTGCTGGCTTTGGTGCTTGTTCACTTTCCCAAAGTAATACTTCCATTGTAGATACTGAATGCTTATAATTTTTCATATTCTATTTCTCCTTTATACTATATCTTCCCAAGTGTCATCAACATTGCTATCTTTAACTTTACCTGTCATTGTGCCTGTATCGGTTGCCCATAACATTAAATACTTACCACTCGCCGATTTCTTAAATGTTACTTGATAGTCTTTGTTGAGTATTGCTGGGTCATACAAATCAAACCGGTTAACACTTGAGGCACCATTGAATCCATTATCAACACTAATGTGTTTCTTTTGTATGTCTGTATTATCACTAATTTTTAGATATTGACAATCATTACCAAAGGTGTTAGATCTATAACCATCACCAAAGGTGTTAGAGCCACAATAATTACCAAAGGTGTTGAAGCTACAACTATCACCAAAGGTGTTGAAGCTACAACTATCACCAAAGGTGTTACTGTAACAATCATCACCAAAGGTGTTAGAGCCACAATTATTACCAAAGTTGTTATAATAGCAGTCATCACCAAAGGTGTTGTAAAAGCAATAATCACCAAAGGTGTTAGAGTCACAATTATTACCAAAGGTGTTAGAGCTACAACTATTACCAAAGGTGTTAGAACGACAATTATAATCAAAGGTGTTGTTAGAGCAATCATCACTAAAGGTGTTATCAGAGCAACCATCACCAAAGGTGTTATTGCTACAACTATTACCAAAGGTGTTATCACGGCAATTATCATCAAAGGTGTTGTGAGAGCAACCATTACCAAAGGTGTTGGAATAGCAATCACTACCAAAGGTGTTAGAGTGACAATCAGACCCAAAGGTGTTGGAATAGCAATTAAAATATGTATCGCCAATTGCATATCTATTTATAAGCAGATTATTACTTAATTCCCAAGTAGGAACATCTATTGTTCCGGCATATTGAGTAGAAAACAAAGGCTTAATCACATTATCGTGGCAGTTATTGAAGAAATCATCAATTCCCTCTTGTTTTGTAATAATTGTCGCATCTTCAATATCACTTTGAACACCCGTTGCCAAAGCAAATGAATATGCACTAAACGTGTAGAAATAAATATCAGTAAAGGTAATGTCATAATCTCTATCATAAAACAAATCTCTCTTAAATTGAATATTCTTAAAATCATATGGCACATCATTATTGAACTCATCAATCATTCGATAAATGACACCTTTACCATTTACTTCATCTGCCCAGGCAAATCTGCTGGTATCATTGTCCAGACAATATTTCAACTTCCACGCTTCTAGTTTACTATTAGCAAAGTAGTCTGATCCAGGCATATACCCTTCACCTACATTGATGATAGTCTTTGTCTCGTCTGAGCCTTCTTCATAATCATTTTCTCTATACTCGCCATCGTCTATTGACTGCCATCCCCAAACAACGTCTCCAATAACCACATCTCTCTTCTCAGTTAACAAGTAAGTTGTTCTGTGCTGCCCATCAGTCCAATCTCCTGCATTTAATTCTTCATATGACACCCATCTATAGAGCGTTAATCCTTCTATGACAACTGAGTCCACATAAAAGTATCTCTCTGCTGGGTCTGACTTGCTATGCTCAAACCAGGGCAAAAGCTCTTTCTTCTTATGTGTCGCCCTTGCATTTTCATTTAACTTATCTACATCGTCTGCTGTAACGATAATATCAAACTGATGTCCCGCACTTCGTGTGTTTTCTTGAACAGTAGTCGTCACATAGTCTGTAATACGATACTCACGACCTGGCACTAATGCTGAACTATCTCGTAAGTCCTTTAACTCTTGCCAAGTAACCTCAACCTGACTACTTTCTGTTACCTCTTTATTGATACCTTCTGCTGTCCCTACAAACAGCTTCTTTATATCTGTGCAGTAAGCTAACTCGCCAACTGCCAATACGGGCATATCGGCATATAGCCCTCTCTTAATCTGTATTCTTCTTGCCATTTTCATTCCTCCTTAAAAGCTCTTGCAGTCAAACACTAAATGGTCTTCTTCACTGAACGAGCCTGCATCGAATATCTCTGCATCCTCTATGTCTGTAAAGTTGCCTCCATCTACATCTGCTAGCATTGCTAATCTAATCTTCTCCGGCATTTCAACTATTGTCATCCCATCGGGAATCATAATTACTTCTCTAATAGCATCAGCCACACTGCCTATATGTGCATCTGTAGCTATATTATCAAACGGGTCTACCATACGCTATTCCTCCTTCTCGTCTTTCATCGTGATATACTTCTCTTTAATTAACTTTCCAATCAACTGCAATAAATCTCTAATCTTGAAATTCTCATACAACGGATACATTACTTTCATACCTCCATACGACGCTAAAATCTTGGTCATATATAGCTCGAAAGCTCCGCCTCCACTAATAGCTACCCATCCTACTGTCAGTAAAACTACAATGACAATCGAAGCTACTTCATAAATCACTTTACGATTCGCTTTTGCTACTTTGTCTAATTGCTTCTTAAAGGCAATCTTGACTACTCCTACTAACAAAATAGTGATGAGAGAAATCAGTACAACCTCTACTCCATACTCTAATACTAATGTTCCTAACTCCATTGTTCATTTTCCTCCACTTCTGGTTCTTCATTTAGGGCTTCTTCGTCTTCCCATTCGACCAGGTCATCCATCCCGCCAATGGCTTCCTGTTCCCGCCGTATCAATTCTTCTTCTATATCATCTACCCACGGATGCTGTTCTAGCAATGTTCTGTCACTTACTAAGCCACGCGAGGCGTTGATACCATTCATAATATCTAAATCATCTACTGGTCTATCTGTGTTCCAAATTATATCTACATCTTCGTATCCAATAGCTTCGAAATAGCTTACTAGGGCTGTCTCTAATACGTGAGCTAACTCTCTGGCTGAATTCTCCATATCGACAAATAATCTGTCCATTGCTTTTCCGCTCTGGGCATACTGTAGTTCCATCTCTTTCCCTACTGTTGCCGTTGCTTCATAATACTCTTGCATCAATCTCTTTGTCCATAAATCCATAGCTGCGCTGTCCATACTTCTCATATGTAGCATAATACCGCCAGCTCCATCTACTTTGACTAATGACAATGTCTCAACTGCATACTTTAGGTCTGCATCGCTTGTTCCTGAATAGCCTCTCACCTCAACTAATGGTGTGGTATTCTTTTCTACGGTCGTGTCTTGATGCTTCAATATACGGTCGAATGACGCTAATAAGTTTTCCACATACGCATACAAGGGGGCATCGCCTGTCTTACCTAACTCGATAAATATAGGTGCTTCTGCTAATGTCTCTTCTTTGTCTTTACCATCGACATCATAATGGAACGTGTCTCTATGCCATACTCCACCATCGCCTTCGTAATAACATTCATAAAAACTTAACTCTGTCTCTTCTCCTGTCTCTGGTTCCACTTCTAACTCTGTATACTTTCTGATGAATGCCACAATCTCTTCTCGATACTCATCACTATACACCGCTATTGTGTTATTCATAATCAATGGCCGTGGAATAATCGCTTCTCCGTCTCCTTGAACAATCCAAATTAACGAGCCTCTAAGCGTATATGCTAAAGCTGACTCTCTGATGAATGGCAGCAAATCGTCTAATATGTCTTGGTGCTCTGTTACCACAGGTGGTCTTGCTAACAAGTAATTTACTTTTCTATCTACCGTGGCTTTCCACTTACTCTTATCTATCTTTAAATCAAACTCATCATCTGCCGGTTCATAATAAGCCTTCTCACTGCGACTGATGGCCTGCGTGTTCTTGCTATCCTCGTAGTCTTGCCACTTTCTCTGAACCCATTGCTTTCGTCCTATTGGCATCAAGTCTTTAATGTCCATACGTCTCCTCCTATTACTACCATTACATTATATGGCTTTTCACCTTATCTCATAGCGTGCACATACGTTACGCTTAATTACCTTCTCTGTGCTATCAACTGCTTTAATCTCTCTTCATACGCATCTCTTGACTCGTTAGCTGATGCCAACTTGCCTTGCTCTAAATCAACGAACTCTACTCCTGCTGTATCGTCTACCATTGCGTATCTCATAGCATCCATCAAGTGGTCCCAACCTTTCTCTGGTGCTGGTAGCTCCTTTCCTGCTGCATTCTTCTTAAATGCGTAATGGCTTATCTCTAACTCGAAATTGTAACACTGTGGGTTGATGATGATACGATAGCCTCTAAGCTGCTGAATACCACTCATTACTGAGCCTCTCTCTTTCTTTACGCCAAATATCCTCGGTGCTACAGTCTTCTTTAGTTCTCTAATCGTTCTAGGGTCTTCGCTATCTGCGTGTATCGGCTCTCTATGCCAATCTAACTCCTTTAACTTAAAGCCTATCTCGTCTGTGCTTAATCGTTGCTCATATAACTCTTCACATACATATATCTCTCTTGCTTCTCTATCTACTA